ATAAATTTAGAAAGCGACCGTTATAGCAATGTATATGATGCTAATTTCGATCAAACAAAGATTGTCGGCGGCGAAACATTTTATGAAGGTTTCAATGAGTATTTCGACACTACTCGAATACAATATATCAGTGAAAACGTTATATATTTGCCCGGTGTAATAACATTAGTTGATAATCAGTCTGTTGGTCTAGCTGCTAAATTTAGTAATTCTGGCGTTCTAATTAGTAGCTATATACAAACTTCGATACCTGGGTATTATGATCGAGATCATGATTATGCAATTTCTTTTTGGATTAGCAGGTCTCCATCAGGATTTGGTGCTAGTGATTTACTAATTAGTAAACTCTCTAGTTCACTGCAAAGTCAATATCCATTTGCTATATCTGGGTTAGGTTCATCAAACAAATTAATGTTTGCAGCTAGTGTAAGTCCGGTTAATACAGTTTTTACTACATCATCTGTTGCATTAACTACATCATGGACTCACGTTGTTTGTCAAAAAACAGGAAGCACTTTGGAATTATATATTGATGGAACATTGAGTAATTCTGTATCCAATCAAATACTTACCAATACATATAGCCCATTGAGTGCGTCGGGTAGAATTGATAATACATCTGACGTGTATATAGGTGGACATCCTAACATAATCTCTTCTTTCCGCGGTTATCTCGATGAAATTAGAATATTTAACAAGTCACTTTCCGCTAGCAACATAAGTGCGTTAGCGGACCGTAGCGTAGGAGGAACATTTTTACAAACAGCTCATGTTGGCAACGTGTTTAGCAAACAAGGCTTAGTTGTAATTTCATCAGCAGATTATAGATTTAAAGATATTTTATCAAGTCCATATACAGCTAGCTATCAAAGCACTGTAACAATCAATGAACTCAGTGCTGTTGCTAAATTAGATGCTGGCGATTTCAATATGTCAACTAATTTATCATTAACACAAGACGATGATTCAACATATCATAGTTTTGTTAGTGGCAGTGCTTTTGCTCCTTACATAACTACAATTGGATTGTATAATGAAGCCGGAGAATTACTAGCAATTGGTAAATTAGCACAGCCAATTAAAAAACGAAACGATGTTGATATGAATTTTTTAATTCGCATTGACTTGGATAAAAATATTGCATTTAAAGGATAACATGATACGTTTAAAATCATTATTAGAAATCGTTGACACTGAGTTGCGAGAACTTTTAAATAAAATTAAATCAAAACAGTTTCGGTTTATTGCGGCTGGAGATAATGGTCGTGTCTATGAAATTGATGGGACGGACCGATGTTTCAAAATAACACAAGAACAAAGTGAATTAGAAGTTGCAGAAGTGATTGTAGGCCGATGGTCTGAATTTACGACATTTATTCCAGTATATTATGTTGATTCAAAACAAAGCATGTATATAATGGCAAATGCAGAACAATTAACAAAACCTGATAAATTGATGATTGACCAATTCATGAATCAGTTCAAAATGTATGCTCGAGAAACCGGAGGCGAAGTTAGTATATTTGATTATCTAGATAATGATGGAGCTCGCAATACTAACCCTAGACTAGTTAATTTTTTACGGGCTTTGCAACAAGACACAAACCGTACGGGCATTGCAGATTTAGATTTAGATTTAGATTTTAAATCAGACAATGTAATGTTGTGGAGCAATAAAATGGTACTAGTTGATTGGTAATCAATATTTATAAAAAAGGAAATTATGTTAGAAACTATAATTAAAAAATATTTATTTGAAGCAAGAGAATTTAAAGCGGTCGTTAAAAAAGCTGATATCCGATCATATAATGATGCTAAGGCTGCGGGTGCGTTATATGCATTTGATGTTGTATATACAATTCGAATGGGTAAAGATGCGTTACCGACAGAAACAGAAATAATGGATTCATTGAGTAATATTATATCAGCAAATCCATCAGTTGGTGCATCTAGTAAATATGCTAAGAGTGCACATAAATATGTTTTAAGTAATAATCTTAAAGATTCAGAACGCCGAATGAAATTGAATGTTTGGATTATTCCAGCAAATGTTGCAAATAACACAGATCCAGAAGCAGTTAATGTATCAGCAACATACCCATATAAAATAGGAGTAAGTCAATTAATATCATTTAAAAATCTTAACACAGCAGATCAAACAAAATATAAAAACATCAATAAAGGTGCTCCAGTTACCGCAGCAGATAATATTATAATTGATCCAACTCCAATTGAAAAAAAAGCAGACCTAAATCCACCGGATGTTGTCGAAAAAGGAGTAGCTACGCGAAATTTATTTATAAAGGCAGATCCATTGCCAACAGATGAAAAAGGCGCGAAGGTTAAAATTACTTATCCATATACTACAGAAAATGGCAATGTGTTGTATACAATGGCTGATACAGATGATTACATATATACCATTATGGACGGCGCGTGGCGAACAATGCGGAAAAAAGATTTTGAAGCCGGAAAAGCAGGAAATGGTATTTTAATTACCGATCGAAATGTCAATCTCAAATTAAATCAAAAATTTGGCAAAGATGCCGATATAGATGGTGTGAGTAAGATTGCGAATGTAAATGACGTGGTACAGTTTGATCGTAATATAGGCGAAACTGTTATACTGTATTGGTATAATAGTAAAACAGGAAGATTTGTACAGAGTACAGATAAAAACGGTGATGGAGTAAGATACAAAATAAATGATGCAGCAGATTTGAATGTAATTTATCAAGGCGTCAGTTTAACAAATCCAAATTACACTTTAATAAAGTTACCAACATCAGCTGGCGGGAAATCTATACTATATTTTGCTGAAACGAAAGACATTAAACCTGTAAAATAAAAAAAGTTATATGGCAAAAAATCATTATCATAGTTCTGGAAACTCAAAAAGAGCTGCGGCACTTAAATATGGATATAAATCTGGATTAGAACATACGGTAGCTGATCAAATAAAAAGTTACGAATATCCTTTGAATTACGAGACAGAAACATTAAATTATATAGTACCAGAACGCAAAGCAAAATATACACCTGATTTTGTTTTTACTAAACGTGATGGCTCATTAATGTATATCGAAACAAAAGGACGTTGGACATCAATTGACCGACTTAAAATGAAACATGTTCTTGCATCCAATCCTGGTATTGATATTCGCATGGTATTTCAAGCACCTGCTCAGAAAATATCAAAAGCTAGCAAAACTACATATGAAATGCACGCACTGAAATTAGGCATAAATCATGTAGCTAAAAAAGATATTCCTGCAGAATGGTTTGCAGAATGTTTAAAAGATGGCGAGGAACCGAAAACAATTAAAACTTTTTTCAAGTAATGGTTTGATTTGTGAAATATTTTTAATATATTCAGTATAATTAATGAAATTCATTTTATTAATAGATTGATGAAAATTTATTTGAATCGATCGTTAGACCAGGAATGTAATGTATGTGTCTAACTATTATTAATATATTATTAATATTATTTAATTGGATTACTCAGTGTAATTCATTATATTATTATTAATGAAGAATCTTAAATTATTACAGTTATTAGAATCAGTACTTGGTAAAGGTAAACCAACATCTGGTGATAATATTGCATTCTTCTCTCCATTTACTTCACATTACAAACCCAAACTAGAAATTAATATCAACACTAATCATGCCGGTGAAAATGCTTGGCACTGTTGGATTTCGGATAAAAAGGGTCGAAGTATTTCTTCATTATTCAAACAATTAAATTTATCCAAAGAAAAGTTTGAACAACTAGAACGAATTGTTGAATCAACCCGGTACCGATCACAAAACTCAGTTACTGAGAAACCAATCGCAGTTCAACTACCGGAACAATATCGACCACTTTGGATTAAAAAACTAACTCCTGATTATCGAAACGCAATACACTATTTATCAAAACGAGGAATCACGGCGTTTGATATTTTAAAATACAGAATTGGTTATTGTGAATCTGGTGAATATTCTGGCAAAATAATTATTCCTAGCTATGATGCTGCTGGCCAATTAAATTATTTTGTTAGCAGAGCATTTTATAAAGAAGACAAACAAAAACATAAAAATCCAAAAATTTCAAAAGATATTATAGGGTTTGAAATGTTTATAAATTGGGCCGAACCAATCATACTTTGCGAAGGTTCATTTGATGCAATTGCAATTAAACGCAACGCAATTCCATTATTTGGTAAAATTATTCAACCGGCCCTACAAAAGAAAATTATTCAAGAGCATGTACGAGACATTTATATTTGTCTAGATGCTGACGCTTTAAAGAATGCCGTACAAATTGCACAACGATTTATGGGTGAAGGATTAAATGTATACTTTGTTGAACTAGCAAACGAAGATGCATCAGAATTAGGATTCAAACAAATTACAAATATATTAGCAGATACCGACGTATTAACATTTGAAGGTTTAATGCATTTAAAAATGGGAATGATATGGACATAAAAACTATTGATGTTGGAATAGATAAAATTGATAAAATTTATCATGTTTCAGATATACATATACGTACATTAAAACGACATAAAGAATACCGCGAAGTATTTAAAAACATGTTTGATTATATTGCGAGAACAAGCACACCTAACAGTATTGCGGTAGTGACCGGAGATATTGTGCATAGCAAATTAGATATGTCGCCAGAACTAGTTCAAATGCTAGTTGAATTTTTTAATGGCTTTGAAATACCTACGATTGTTATACTAGGTAACCATGACATGAACTTGAATAATATGCATCGAATTGATGCTATAAGTCCGGTGCTTGATGTTATTCAAAATTCAAATATTACATTCATCAAAGAAAACGGATTGTTTGAATTAGGCGGAATTGTGTGGAATCATATGGCTGTTGATGTAGCACCATCTGAGTATATAATGGCAAAAGATTTCAATGCGTCATATAAAATTGCAATGCACCATGGTGCTGTTAACACGGCAAAAACAGACATCGGATATCAAATATCAAATGAGCATGTAACTACAGAACTATTTACAGGACATGATATAACATTGTTAGGCGATATTCATAAGCCAGCCCAATTTTTAAATGATGCTCGCACTATTGCATATCCTGGTTCATTGATTCAACAAAATCATGGAGAAGCATTAGACCATGGAATCCTTGTATGGGATATTGAATCTAAATCCGCGGAATTTGTAGAAATACAAAATGATTATGGTTATGTAACATTGGAAGTGGAAGGAACTAATATTATAAAATCTCCACATCGAATGCCAAATAAACCGCGTGTTAGAATTAAATTTCATGAAACGGCTGCTGCGGACATGAAAAAATTAATTGCTACAATACGTAAAAAATATGATGTACAAGATATTACAATTCAACGTAGTAGTACAGGTCCGGATACAAATGCAACTTCATCATTTACTATTGGCAATGTTAGAGATGTAGAATATCAAAACACATTGATTACCGATTACATAGAAATAAACCACCCTCAAGCAACTGTTGAAGAAACAGATGCAATTAGACATATTAATCGCACAATAAATTCTAAACTACCAGCAACTGATTCAGTTCGACACATGACGTGGCATCCTATTCAATTTGAATTCGACAACATGTTTTCATATGGTGAAGGTAACATTATAAATTTTGAAAATTTGCAAGACGTATGTGGTTTATTTGCCGCAAATACATCTGGTAAATCATCATTGTTAGATGCAATAACATATACGATCTTTGATAAATGTAGCAAGACGGGTAAAGCCCATGAAGTTTTAAACAATAAAAAATCTACATTTTCTGGCAAGTTTAAATTTGAAATGAATGGAACTATTTACACAATAGTTCGTACGGGTATCAAACAAAAAAATGGACACGTTAAAGTGTTAGTAGATTTTTATACCGATACAGAAAATTTAAACGGGGAAGAACGCAGTGATACTAATAAATCAATTCGTCGTTACCTAGGAACATATGACGATTTTATTTTGACGGCATTTTCCCTGCAAGCCGACAACAATAATTTCATTGAAAAATCACAACGTGAACGCAAAGATTTACTATCACAGTTTTTAGATATAACAGTATTTGAACAATTATATCAATTAGCATCAGATGAAAGCAAAGAAACAGCAGGTAAACTAAAAGCATACAAGAAAACAGATTATGATATTATAATCAATGATGCTGACAGTATTATCACAAACAACCAACAAGCAATTACAGAACTCGAGGAACAAGAAGATCAACATCAAGAATCTAGAAATGTTTTACAAACTGAGATTGTACAACTAATTGAAACTAAACAGCCAACTACATATGCTGGACCTGATATTGAAGAATTATCAAAAATTGAAACTGACCTAACAAAAAAGATTGGCAAATTGCAATTGGATATTGATACAGCAGAAACAAATTTAGAGGCATCTACTCAACAATATCTAATTATTAAGCGAGACAAACGAAAATACAATCAAACAGAATTACAAATCAAGCTAGAAGAATTACAACAACTAGAAACTGAATTATCCACGCAAAATTCTAGCATTAAAAAACAACAAGGTATTATCAATGCAAAGCAAGAAAAAATTGATCATCTTTCCGACCACGAATATGATCCAGACTGCAAATACTGTACATCTAACATATTCGTACAAAATGCAATTGAAGCACAAAAAACGATTAGTGCAGATACAGATATATTAAATCAATTAACGGCTACTCAAAATGAGTTACATGAAAAAATTGCAATGTATGCCACTGTTAAAACT